ATTATTCTGATGTAGTTGCTCAAGCAGTTGATACTTTAGGATTTGATCCAAATAAAGGATTTGCTCCTGTTGCTTGGGATGCTTGGGAAACTGATTGGATTGGAACTGAAGTTTTAACTTCAACCAACGTAACTACAGATAGTACTTTTTCTAGTGATGGTGGTCGAAGGATTAGAAAAAATCACCCAGATGGAAGACCTGGCGGAACTTGGATTAGAGAAACTGGAACATTTACTGATACAGTAACTGAAGAAATCCTACAAGAAACTATAACTACTGGTCAAGAATCTAGAACAGGAACTCAAACCTTTATCACTGAAACATTTGATGTAAGTTCCACGGGAGTAAGGCAGATTAGCACCGATCTCGTTAAATTCATGAGATCTAGAAATGTTCAAATTGTTGCCAAGAGATTGAAACCAAATACTAGATTGTATGGTTTCTTTGATGGGGTTGAAGTTACAAGGTATTGCGTACCAAAACTTCTTGATATCACTATGAACTCTGGAGTCTTTCAGGTTGGAGAGACTGTAATTGGAACAATGAACAGTTCTGGACTCAATAGAGATATTCCAGGCGTAACTCCTAGAATATCTTTTAGACTTGCAGCTTCGAAGCATAGAGAAGGTCCATATAATAACCCAACTCGCCAATTTACTCAAAGTCCATATTCAAACAGAGTAATTCCTAGCACTTATACCTCAACTGCAGAAATACTTAATATTGACACGTTCTCTCTATCTAATGAAGTTCAAGGTGAGTATAGTGGATTTGTATCTCCTGGAATGGTATTCGTTGGTCAAACTAGTGGTGCTGTTGCAACGTTAAATGATCTTCGATTAGTATCTGATATTTCTTCGAATTGTGTCTTTAGTTTCTTTATCCCAGATCCAAATATTAACACCAATCCAAGATTTGAGACAGGAACACGAACATTTACTTTAATTAATAATGACACAAATGATCAAAATAAAGCAACTACAATTGGAGAAGACAATTATACTGCAAGTGGCACTATAGAAACTTTCCAAGAAGAAATTACATCAGTTAGAAATGCCGCTGTTGAAAATAAACAAGTATTTGAAGAGAGGGCTATCTTTAGTTCTACTGGACCTGTTGTTGTAGATACCAATGTAACTACCTCTACACGAATAGATACTCAAGATAGATATGTTGATCCACTTGCACAATCTTTCTTAGTAACAGAAGATAATGGTATTTTCTTAACCAGTTGTGACGTATTTTTCCAATCAAAAGATGATGGAGAAATTCCAGCAATAATTCAACTTAGATCCATGCAAAATGGAATTCCAACTCAAAAGGTATTACCATTCTCTGAAGTTGTATTGAGTCCAGATGAAATAAACACTTCAGCAGACGGATCTGTACCAACAAGAATCACATTTAAATCTCCAGTTTACTTAAAAGGTGGTGGTACAGAGTATGCATTATGTTTACTTTCACTTTCCACAAAATATCAAGTCTTTATTTCAAGAGTTGGTGAAGAAGACTTATTAACATCAACATTTATATCAAACCAACCATATCTTGGATCACTGTTTAAGTCTCAAAATGGATTTACTTGGGATGCAAGTCAATGGGAAGATTTGAAATTTACCTTGTATAGAGCAGATTTTGTCACAAAAGGAGATATTCAATTCTATAACCCAGTATTATCCGAAGGAAATGATCAGGTAGCAAAATTAATGCCAGATTCTCTTGATCTCAGTTCAAGAGAAATTAGAGTTGGTTTTGCTAACACTATTAATGATAGTGCATTAGTTTTAGGCAATACTGTTTTACAGTATGGTACTAATGCAACAGGTAACTACGTAGGAAGTGCTGGTTCTGCTACCGGTACTCTTAATATTATCGATGCTGGTATTGGATACACCCCTGCTTCTGGTGGTAGAACTTTTGGTGGTGTCAATCTGGTAACAATTACTGGTACTGGAAGAAACGCAACTGCAGAGATCACAATTAGTAATGGAACTGCAATTGGTGCTACTATCACCAATGGTGGACTTGGTTATCAAGTAGGAGACGTTCTCGGCATAGGTACAATTGGAAATATTCCTACAGGAGTTAATGCAGAACTCTCTGTTACTTCAATTAGTGATGTAAATGAACTTGTTCTAGATAATGTTCAAGGTGAGTTTGTAGTTTCTGGAGCAGGAAACACGATAAGTTACATTAACAATTCTGGAATAACAACAGAACTAAATTATAGCGATGGTGCTGATGTCCAAATTAGCAATATTGAAGTTGTAAATGATGGTCTTCACGTTGTAGTTAACCACCAAAATAGTGGTATGTATTTTGAAGACAATTTTGTAACAATATCTGATGCAAAATCAGATATTATTCCCACAAAACTTACCGCTCCATATAATACAGATTCTACCACTGCAATTTCTGTTGAAGATGCTTCTTCATTCGCTCAATTTGAAAATGTTGGTGTTGGCAATACTAACATTGGATACTTGAGAATCGGTGATGAAGTAATTGGATATACTGAAGTTATTGGTAATACTATCGGTGGCGTAATAACGAGAGGTGTATCTGGATTTAAGAAAAATTATCCAGCAGGTAGTTTAGTTTCTAAGTACGAATTGGGTGGAGTTTCTCTCAGAAGAATCAATAAAACCCATGAACTTAGTGATGCAACTGTTTCTGATCCAATAACCTTCGATTCATATAATATTAAAATTGATATGTCGGCGGACGGAAATGACAGAAGTAGTGATGTTGGTTTCCCTAAACTCTACTTTAATGAATCTAAATTCTCTGGTGGTAGATCAATTAAAGCCACACAAAACATACCATTTGAAATTATTTCACCAATGGTACAGCATCAGGTTGTTACTGGAACAAAAGTAGATGCTAAGATCAGAACTGTTACTGGTCAAAGTTTGAGTGGAACCGAGGTTCCTTACCAAAATACTGGATACGAACCAGTAACCTTGAATAAAACAAATTATCTGACAAGCACTAGAATAGTTTGTTCGGATATTAACGAAGCAAATAATTTGACAGGACTCAGTTTACCAGGAAATAGATCATTCAACATGCAGTTGGATTTAGAAACTATCGATAGCAGAGTATCTCCTGTTATTGATACTCAAAGAGTAAATGCAATTTATACTTCTAATAGAGTCAATAGTGTAATTACTAATTACGCAACTGACAGCAGAGCAAATAGCCTCTTAGACGATCCTACTGCATTTACATACATTTCTAAAGAAGCTAGTTTGGAGAATCCAGCAACTTCTCTGAAAGTTTTACTTTCTGCATACGTTAACGAATACTCTGATATCAGAGTATTCTATGCAATTGATAATAATAATGGATTTGATCCAGTGTTTGTACCTTTCCCAGGATATGGGAATCTTGATTATAGGGGAAGAGTTGTCGATCCACGAAATAATGATGGAACACCAGATACCTTAGTTCCAAAATCACAATCACTTGAATTTGACTCAACTAAACTTGACTTTAAAGAAAATATATTCACAATTGATGAATTGCCAGCATTTAGATTTTATAGAATAAAAATTGTTGCAACATGCACAAATCAGGCATATCCACCACGCTTTAAAGAACTTAGAACCATAGCTTTAGCATAAGATGACAAGAGAGCATGTAAAAGTTTCTGGACACTCTGATTTATTCAGAGATCCAGAAACAAACTCAATTATAAACAAAAATAAATCTGAGTACAATGAATATATGATGAGAAAAAACTTTAAGTCTAAAGAGAATCAAAAAGTACAGACAATTGAAGATGAAGTTGCTAGTATAAAAAGTGATGTTAATGAAATAAAGTCTTTACTAAAGGAGTTAATTAATGAATCCCGATAACTTTGAACTACAAAATTTGACAAAAAATTTCGAATATACAAAAATAGCAAATGAAATAAACAATTGTGATGACATCAATGAACTTAAAAATATTGCAAAATGTTTTTGCAAACTTTACTATAAACAACAAGAGACAATGCAAATTATTGGTGTCTCTAACGGTAATTAAATTACACCCTAAATACAGTTAGGAAACTTGTGATTAAATGGCACAACCAGCAAGTAGAACAGATTTAATTAACTATTGTAAGAGGCAACTAGGTGCTCCTGTGTTGGAGATTAATGTTGCTGATGAACAAGTAGATGATTTGGTTGATGATGCCTTACAATTTTTTAATGAAAGACATTTTGATGGCGTAGCGCAGACATTTTTAAAATATAAAATCACTCAAGACGATATTGATAGAGGGAGAGGTAGAGGTGGAAGTAATCCTATTGGTATTGTAACAACAACGGCAACTGCTCCTTCTTCATCAGGAATCTCTACTAGCGACGTTACATTTTCATACGAAGAAAACAGTAATTATTTACAAGTACCTCCATCAATCATTGGAATAACAAAAATATTTCATTTTGATGGATCTAACACTGTAACTAATAATATGTTTAGTGTAAAATATCAGTTGTTTTTAAATGATATTTACTTTTGGGGTTCAACAGAACTCTTAACATATGCAATGACTAAAACATATTTGGAAGATATTGATTTTCTCCTTACAACGCAAAAACAAATAAGATTTAATCAAAGACAAGATAGATTGTACTTAGATATTGATTGGTCTTCGGTAAGTGTTGGTGATTATTTTGTGATAGATTGCAACAGATTGATGGACCCAAATGACTATTCTAGAGTTTGGAATGATTCTTTCTTGAAGAAATATTTGACTTCGTTAATTAAGCGTCAGTGGGGACAAAATTTAATTAAGTTCCAAGGGGTCAAACTTCCTGGTGGAATAGAACTAAATGGAAGGCAAATTTACGATGATGCTCAAAAAGAAATTGATGTATTGATGGAAAAAATGTCTAATACATACGAACTTCCACCTCTAGATATGATAGGATAATGGCATTAAATCCTTTTTTTCTCCAAGGAACAAGAGAAGAGCAAAGTCTAATTCAGGACTTAGTTAATGAACAACTAAGAATGTATGGGATAGAAGTCTATTATATCCCAAGAAAATACATTACAACTAAAACTATTATTAAAGAGGTTATCGAATCTGAATTCGATAATGCTTATCCGATAGAAGCTTATCTAAACAATTATGAAGGGTATTCTGATAATACTCAATTACTATCAAAATTTGGTATACAATCCACAAATGAAATAAGTTTGATAATCTCTCAAGAAAGATTTAAAGAATATATTACTCCACTTATAAAAAATTTAGATAATATAAAATTATCAACAAGACCAAAAGAGGGAGATTTGGTTTATTTTCCCTTGGGCGATAGACTGTTTGAAATTAAATTTGTAGAACATGAAAAACCTTTCTATCAACTACAAAAAAATTACGTCTACGAATTGCAATGTGAATTGTTTAGATATGAAGATGAGTTGATTAATACTGGTATTGATGAAATAGATGATACATTAATTGGAAATGATTCAGATGGTTTAACTGATGACGGAATATCTACTATTTTAGGTCCAACTCAAACTTTGACACTTATTGGTGCAGGTGTTACTGCTACTGCAACAGCAAACATTATAAACGGTGGTATACAATTTATTACGGTAACAAATCGAGGTGGTGGATATAGTAGTATTCCAGATGTTGGAATTTCTTCAGCACCCACAGGAGGATTAACTGGAGTTGCAACAGCAAGAATGATTGGTGGAATTAATGTTTGCAATCTTAACGTTAGTCCAAATTTACAATCTGTCCAAAGTGTCGATATTGTAAATTCTGGTTATGGATATACAACAACTCCATTGGTAAGATTTATTGGTGGAGGTGGAAGTGGAGCTGCTGCAACTGCATCTATTGGAGATGGTGTGGTCGGTATTGTTACATTGACTTCTGGTGGATCAGGATATACTACTTCACCAACAATTACATTTACAGGTATTTCTAGTGTTTCTGCTGCTGCTACAGCAGTGGTTAGTGCTGCAGGAACTATTACTGCAATTAATATTACAAATGCTGGTTTAGGATATACTGTAGCACCAACGATAACAATTTCAGATCCAAGTATTGGATCAACAGGAAACTTTATATTCAATGAGATTGTAACTGGTTCATCTAGTGGAACAACAGCAAGAGTAAGAACTTGGAACTCAAGCACAAATGTTCTTGAGGTATCAACTATTGCAGGAGTATTTACGGTTGGAGAAAATATTGTTGGTTCATCCTCCAGTGCTTCCCATACACTCCTTACTCTCGATACAAATCCAACAGAGGATGGATTTGCCGATAACTTCAATATTCAAACCGAAGCAAATGGTATTATAGATTTTAGTGAGCAAAACCCATTTGGAATACCCTAAATAATAACTAACAAGTTAAATAGAAAATATAATATTATGTTTGACTATTTTTACAACGAAATTTTAAGAAGAACCATTATTTCTTTTGGTACTCTCTTTAATAATATATCAATACAACATACAGATGTTTCTGATAACGTATCTAGCGTTGTAAAAGTTCCTCTTGCATATGGTCCTACTCAAAAATTTCTTGCGAGATTAGAGCAATCAGAAGATCTTAGTAAATCTACGGCAATTACTTTGCCAAGGATGTCATTTGAATTTACTGGTCTTACATACGATCCACAAAGAAAAGTAACAACAACACAACAGTTTACGGTGAAAGATCCAACAGATGGATCGGAAACAAAAAAAGCGTATATGCCAGTTCCATATAATATGCAATTTGAGTTGAGCATAATGTCAAAATTAAATGATGATGCTCTTCAAATTGTTGAACAAATTTTACCATACTTTCAACCAGCATATAACCTAACGGTAGAATTAGTAGAAAGTATACATGAAAAAAGAGACGTTCCAATCGTTCTTGAAAATATCACCATGCAAGATGATTACGAAGGTGACTTTACTTCAAGAAGAGTTCTCCTTTATACTTTGAGATTTACAGCCAAAACTTACTTGTTTGGTCCTGTTTCTTCTGCTACTAGAGATGTTGTCAAGAGAGCAACCATCAGTTTTGCTACTGGCACAGACACTTCAAATACTACCAGAGAGTTATCATACTCTTCCACACCAAGAGCACTTAAAAATTACACTGGTGATGTAACAACGAACATCTCTTCGGATATTACAATTACAAATACTGTGATTGAAGTTGATGACATTAGTGGACTTACTACTAAAACTTACATTGACCTTGAAGGTGAAGAGTTGTACATCACTAAGATTTCTGGAAATAAAATTACTGTCAAGAGAGGTCAAGATGGAACAACTATTACCTCTCACCTGAAAGGTGCTCCAATCAAAACAATTACTACTGCAGATAATGCATTAGTAGAGGAAGGAGACGACTTTGGATTTAGTGGTAGTATTTCATGAAAATGACAAAAAAGTATGAAAAATTAAATGAAACCTTTGATGTTGATGGGGACATAGTTCCAGTTCAAGCAGAAAAAA